GATCAAAGACGCTGAACAAGAACACAATGATGAACTTGTGAGCAAATACATTCTTGGATTAGCCAAATATATCATACAAGATGTGCAACAAGTTGATCACACGACTAATGGCGAGAGTTTAAAGACGATATTCAATTTCCCACAAAAAGAATTGAACGATTGGAATAGCACAGTCTATACATTATCAGATGCAAAGAAAGATTGATGTCCCTCTCTATGGTGAGCAAAGTACTCTACTCAAAGACATGCTTAGTAGTGACAAGCATTGCATCCATATCGTGCCTGTTGGTTCCGGGAAAACTTTCTTGGCTGCTATCGCTCTTCCTATCTTTGCCACTGACATTCGCTATCACAAAGGCAAAGACATAATTTATTCAGCACCCACAGGTGCTATGATCAAGTCCCTCATATGGGAACCACTAAAAAAGTCATGCATCAACTATTATGGATTAGTAGATGGTGTGGATATCAACAATTCAGAACTCACTATAAAGTTTCCTAATGGTGTGTTCATAAGATGCAAAAGTGCAGAACAGCGTGAGAATCTAAGAGGTCTCAATGTAGGCGTATGGGTCGCGGACGAAGCAGCACTATACACTGCCGACACATTGCAAGAGATCACAAATAGATTGCGTCCTAGTGTGGGTCAACCCGATAGTCAAGGTAGATTAGTCGTGATAAGCACGCCCAATGGCACAGGACCACTGTACGACCTCTTCAAGATGGCTCTTGAGAGACCTGAAAAATACATCGTACGGCACTATAACTATGAGCAGATGCGCAGTGGTAACAAGAACTATATCGAAGAACAAAAACGCATATTGAGTCCATTGAAATTCGCACAAGATTATCTGTGCAGTTGGGAAAGTGTTGCTGACCAATTCTTTTATAGTTTTGATATTCATAAACATTGTGTAGATCAAATAATAGATCGCGGTGGCGATTTATACCATTTTGCAGATTTTAATAAAAGAGTCATGTGCGCCATAGTTGCGCAAGTCATAGATGAAGGATTGCCATCAGCAAGATTAGAAATTATTAAAAGTTATGCGATCAAAGATTGTTCAACAGAAGGTATAGCAGATGCGATCAGACAAGACTTCCCCAAAAGACGAATTTATAGTATCATTGACATGTCAGGTACTCAAGTCAATCGTGACACGACTAGTCCATTCGGTGTCACAGATCGCATCATACTTGAGAAATATGGTTTCCAGATAGTCAATGGTCGCAAGAGCAATCCATTGATCAGCGATACAGATAACACAGTCAATGGTTTCATCAACGCAGATAAACTACGCATCAAGAAAGATGACAAACTATTGATAGAAGCATTGACCACATATCATTTCGAAGATGGTAGCCGCAAACGATTAGTCAAGTATACAGAACAGAAGTATGCACACATCGACGGTCTTGGTGACTGTTTGCGTTATGGTATACACCACTTGTTCCCAATACAACATGATCAAAAATTACATGAGTATGTTGGCATGGATCCAAGATATGCACGAATGGGCGACCCTGCTAACAAATATAAGCCTGAGAGTCCATTATATCCAGGTGGACCAACATGGGAAGAAATCATTGGTGGTAATGAAATAAATGAAGATTATCAAGTATACTAAATACTAACATGTTCAAGAAAACAAGAGAAACAGCGTATGATCGTGTGATGAAACGCACTAAGATACCAAAAGATAAAAGTAAATGCTGGTTATGGACTGGACCAGTGAATAATGCAGGTTATGGTATGATCCGTGGCAACGACGGCGTACCTAAGATGACAACAGTTCATAGAGTCGTTGGGATACATAAAGGCTTGAGCCATCGCAAAGAGATACAGCATACATGTTTGACTAAACATTGCGTCAACCCTGATCATCTAGTGAATGGCAATGCGCAATCTAGGCATGATAGAATAGTAGACAAACATGGTCCTAACTTTCATGCACCAAAAAACCCTTATAAGACTTGTGAACATTGCGGCAAAGAAAGTCATATAGTATGGTTCAGTCGCAAACATGCAGATTGCTATACATATAAACCTGTACGCAAAGTATAAATACTTTATACATTACGAGGTATAACCATGGACTTTGACATGATGGTAGAGATGTATATCATCTCAAAATTTTACATACCACAAGACGATCATTATGATCTAGCAAAAGATACTGTAAGATATTTGACCGATATGGGTCATACTGTGCAAGAGATTGACAGAGCCTTCGGTGACTTTCCCGAGATGGTAAAAGCACTTGATGAGTACGATATGTACACACAAGAAACCGAAGATGTCATGGACATGGATCCAGAAGAATACGCTGCCATGGAACAAAGTGAATACCTCGATGAAAAATTCGGTGGCGATTATTACGAATATCTAGACGATGGCGAATAAACGCTGACGGAAAAAAATATGAATGTACATGAGTTAACCAAAAAAAGTCCTATCTATAATGCCATCTATGAACAAATGCTTGCCTACCAATACGCATATCTTGGTGGACAGATTTTCAAAACATATGTTCGTAAGAAGCGCCCAAGCGAAGATAGCAATCTCTATATCGATTTAGTAAACAATACAGTAGCACAACCTATCTGTCGCTATATCGTTGATACTATCAATGATGTATTGTTCGAACCTGGCATCAAGCGTGAATTAAAATTCTGCACGCCAACAGGCGCATACATCAATCCTGACAACACAGAGTGGGCACAACTCATGTTGTTAGATGCTGATCTACAGAATAGATCATTAGATAGTTTCATGGAACAAGTAGGTGATCTAACATCAATCTATGGTCATTGCTGGATTTTCGTAGATATGCCTAAAGAAGATGAAGGCAATCTTGGTAGACCTTATGTTGTAGCAGTCAATCCACTCAATGTATGGAATTGGGAGTGGGAATGGTTCGGCGGCAAGCCAATGGTCAAGCATGTCAAGATATTAGAAGCCGAAGACAAAGATAGTTATTATTTGAAATGCTACCACCTAGGCACGGACGAATATCCTAGTTATTGGAAGAACTACCGTGTAGGTAAGAATGTCAGCAAGAATGATGTAGAAGAGATAGGTAGTGGCACATACCCTGCAGGCATGGCAATACCTGGCTTCATTGCATATGGTCGCAGAGATCCAAGAACAATGGACATAGGCGTAAGCGATATCGATAGCGCAAGTGACGCACAGCGTGAACATTACAAATTAGAATGCGAAGCATACACAAGTGTGCAATTCGCAAAGACCATCATCAGAGCAGATAAAGGCATAGCGATTCCTGTACACGCAGGCGCAATCGTTCGTGCTAGCCAAGGTCAAGTCGAGACTATTCCCGTAGATACTGGTGATGTCGATAAAGTTACTAGCCGTCAGCGTGAGATATTAGAACAGATCGAAGCATTGACTGGTCTAGGTGGATTACGCAATACAAAGAATCAATTAGCAAGCGGCATCGCTATCATAGAGGAACGAAAAACATTACATAGACTCGCAAAGAGCAAAGCCCGCTTGATGGAAGTCGCAGAAGAATTGATATTCACTTATGCCGCACGATTCATGGGTATGCGTTGGGCTGGCGAAGTGCATTACAACACAGATTATGAAGCACATGACACGAACTATAGATTAGCCCTCATGGGTCAGGCTAAAGCCATGGTGCAGAATAATGCTATCATCGATAGCCTCATCACAAAAGAGATTATTGGCATGCTCGCACCTGCTGAAAAGATCCCGCAGTATGAGCAAGCCTATATTGAGACTATCACAGATCCACAAGTAAAAGAATTGATGACACAAGATAATGAGCAAGTGTTGAGCCGTGATCTTGGTGATCAGATCAGTACACCAGAAGAATTTGGTGAGACTGAACCGATGTATGGTGATGATACAGAATATGATAGCGCAGGTGATTATGGTGTCGGCTATAACGATGAAGGCATCGGCACACCTGTGACATATACTGGACAATCATATTATACAAACCAAGCGATTGCAACACAATTGCAAGGCATCAACACAGGTAGGTGAGTATGAACAAATTAATTGATATAATTAATGAAAGATTTGATTACAAACAAGATGGTTTGTATTACAAATCCGGCATGAGAGCCGGTAGTGTTATTAAAAAGTATAGAAGAATTATGATCAATGGAAAATCTTATACAGAACATGCGTTAATATGGTTATTGCATAATAATGTTTTACCTACAAATGAAATTGATCATATCGATAGAAATCCTTATAATAATAATATAAACAATTTAAGATTAGCAACTAGAAAACAAAATTGTTATAATAAAAGTTTATATAAAAACAGTACTACTGGATATACTGGAATAACAAAAGGTTATAAAAATTCATTTAAAGCACACATTGAACTTGATGGAAAGAAAAAACATTTAGGAACATTTTATAATATCAATGATGCTTTAAATATTAGAAGAGAAGCAGAATTAAAGTATTTTGGGGCATATGCTCCACTATAAAACGGTGATTACGATATAATCTAGAGGAGATATATGTTAGAAAACACAATCGATGGCAACGGCACAGCCCCTGATGCAGAACAGGTTACAAATGATGCTGATACTAATATCAAGGCAGGTGCTATTCGCAAGAGCACCACTAATTCAATATTGAACGCATTGTCACAAGCAAGCGGTCAAAACTTTGAATCAGTCGAGGCAGCGTTAGCCTATGTCGCAAGAACTAGTAGTCAACGCGGTGGCAACGCACAGCCAGTGGAGTCAGAACCTACTGACAACTCACGCATGGGGCGTGATGTAGGTGATGACAATACCGACCTTCGTGATCAGTTCATGAGACTTCAGCGTGATCTCGCTCAAAAAGATAGAGCATTGCGTATGAAAGAATTGGATACTGAGATATTACGCAACATGGGCGATAGATTCGATCCTGATTTACAAGATTATGCATTGCAAAAGATCAAGAGTAATCTACAGTTCAAGCGTGATGGCAGTTATTCGATCATCAATCAGAAGGGTCAAGAACGATATGGTATGGACGGTAATCCACTAAGTCTAAAAGGTTTGGTAGAAGAAGTTGCACAAGGCAATCCTAAGTTGCTCAAGCAAAACAATCTA